CTGGAGGGCTTTAGCTCCTAGTTTTAGATTCTCCTCTTCGTATGCCTGCAGTGAATTATCGTGCATCCTCTATTTCCTGTATTTCTTTCTCTAGTTCCTGCTGTTCTTCGTAGAGGGCGGCGAGCTTAGCTATCGCAAGCTCCATCTCCTGCTGATTCTTTCTTAGGTCTTCACCTAGTCTGCAAAGTTCTTCTGTGCGTGGGTCTGGTGTCATAGTATTACTTTCTTTGTTGTTTCTATATGTTTGGTTGTTGTGGTGATTACTTTGGGCTTATGTTCCTGTTTCTCTGGTTCAATGTAAACCCTGCGTTTCTCCGCTAGTTTAAATATAAGCTTCTCTCTCTTGGTCATCCTGCCTCCTGTGCTTCGTAAAGCTCGCTAAGGGTTTTGCCGTTGGAGTCGAATGAATGGCTTGACTCAATAAACTCCAGCTCTGCCTCGGTAAACTTATAGCCTGTCCCGATGAGGTCGTAAATGCGCTCCCATTGCAGATCGTAGTCTGAGTAGGGATTAGAGAAGCTTGATAGTTGTGATGGTTCGATCATGTTGTTCCTTTTGTTTGTTGTTTCCCTTCACTTTAGGGAGGGAGGATTATTTGTCAACATTATTTCTTGTAGGTGATGCCGTTTATTTTCTCTGCCACCTTATAAGGCAGGATGAAGGTTTGCTTAATCGTCTCCCTTACCGCGTCCACTGGATAGCCTCTTAGGTTTGTTACTGTTCCCTTGGGGAGTCGTATTCCCCAATGCTCCAGCTTCTCCCCTTCGGGCTTTCTTGGTCGTCCTCTTGTGTTTGGTGTAGTCATAAAGTTTTAGGCGGGGATGATCTCTACATTGTTAGGGCCGTATTCCTTGGCTAAGTCTTTAGCTATGCGGGCTGCCCTCTCGCCGTCAAAGCTGTCAGCGTGTTCCTCGTTCACATAAGCGAAGGGGTTGAACATGTCAGTGGTGGCCTTTACCCACGACTCTGAGAAGCCTGCTTTGAGGTAGAATTTCTTTACTTTAATCTTATTCATTTGTCTGTCCTTTGTTTGGGTCGTTTGCCTTACGGCTCTTGTTGTTTGATGATGCTAGAAAAACATACCTCCATACCCATTGCAAGCTTTTTGTGAACTTTTATTTAATTATTTTCACTAAGCTATATACGCCTCTATATGGGGCTTGTGTTGCAGGTGTGATACAATTGCCCTATTAATCATTCAAAGGGCTTCAGCGGGAGCTGAGGGGGCTCTATTGACGCCTGCCACGCATAAGCTCTAGCGTACTTGCGGGAGAGTCGTCTGCCTGCAATATCTCAATGTCGAAATCATCAAATATAACAAAATTATGCGTTCCCTCTCCCTTGTCCCTGCTGGCTCTGTCTAAGTACTTAATCCCTCTTATACCCCTGTCAAGTAATGCCTCGGACGCCGCGGGCTGACTACCGCCTCTATACTCCGTGTAAAGGTTGTATATTCCCTGACCCTTGAGTTGCCCCTCATCCACTCCGGGGTTAATTTTCTTTACGCTCTCGATTACATCCTTAAGAGCTTCCCTGACTTTAGGGCTCTGCTCTGATAGCGGCTTATCCCATAAAAGATAATCTTCCTGCTTAGGCTTCAAGTCTACCTTAAATGTGGTGCCGCCAACTTCCTCCCTGTAGTTGACGCGATCCCTGAACCTTTCAAATGATTTTGTTATTTTATTTATATTCTCCTGTGAAACACCCTGATCCTCAAGCCTAGCAATATATACTTCTGGCGTTCCATAGGCTCCGGGCTTCGCTAAAGCTTCAACGGCATTACGATCAGCCCAATCCAAGTCCATTATATCGATCTTCTTTCCGTCTATCTCGTAAACGTGGTCTATCTTTGATAGTGTTGATCTGTATATATTAGCAACCTGCTTACTGTCTGTAAAATACAATCCGTGTCCAAACGCCTGATTGCCCTCTCCTGTGCCTATTTTACTTAAGCTAAATTTATCAAAAGGCTTACTAGGACTCCCGTGAAAAGCTGGATGGGCAAACACTAACCCTCTCTGACCTCTTGGCTGTCCAAAGAGAGCATCACCCTGCGCTGGAGCATAGCCTATCATTGTATCAACATCGAAATTCTTTGTTGTCCTTCTCTCGCTGTTGTTGGGAACGTCCCAGCCCTGCCAAGCACCTTCTAGGCTTTTGCCGTCTCTCTTGCGCTTCTCACCCATTAAAGCCCTAGTCTGGTCGCTAACTTCAAAGTCTGGGTTATTATCAAACTGCTGTAAATCTACCAACACTTCAGTCTGTATCTGGTCGGCTGTCTTATTACCCGTTCTCCCTTCCTGCATGGCTACTTGAATATTCGCATTGATTGCGTCCATATCCCTAACCTGCATCTGTATCTCATTCTTCTTGTTGATGACAAACCCACCCTCTGCTACAGCGTAGCGCCTGCGCAGTTCCGGGGATTGTCTTGGGCCTGTCTTTGTCTCATATCTAAAAGTCATTGCCTGCCTGTTAAGGGCATCTGCCTCCACTTTATCTATCCAAGCCCTAGCCTCTGCCTGCTTGCTCTTCGGGAATTGCTCAACCCATACTGTCTTAACGTTCTCTGGGATGGCTCCACGTATTACAGCCTGCCCCCGCTCGATGGGGATGCCTGCGTTTTTAGCTGTCTTTATCAAGTCTCCCTCCCTGAGTTTTGTCTGCTTCTTTAGCTCTGGGGCTATAACTGGCTGACCTGTAGACACAGGATCGTTTTTAAGGTCATCCACAGCGCCTTTACGGGTCTTTACGTCCTTGGGGCTGGTGTAGGTCTTCAGCGCATCATCAACGGCCTTATTGAGTGTTCTAGCCTCCTGCTGCCAAATCCTATACTGCTCCCGAACATACTTGCCTGTGGGGGTGTTGGCCGCTTGGTCTATGCTCTTTGCGTAGCTTGGGGTATTTCTGGGCTGTTTGCCCATGAAGTTGAGTAGTTGCTGCCTGCCTGCGTGTACCACCTTCTGCGCCCATACCGGCATCTTAGGGCTGAATACACTTTGATTGCTCGCCATATCAATACCTGCCTGCGCTCCATAGTATTCCACTACCGCCTGCTCAAAGCTTTCTATTCGTGGGGCTCCGCTTGCATCTGCCTCTCTATTGTAAGCATCTACAAAGTTTGACAGCTCCTTATTTACCTTCACCTCTCCCGTGTCAGTCTGGAGGGCTCTGCCTTTCGGGTCTTCAAATCTCTTTGCTTCTCTCTGTATAATACTTGGGTCACTCTTCATTACCTGAGTCATAGCTACATGCCCCAACTCTTCCCCGATAATGCGTAAACCTTCAGCCCCAGAGAAATCCTGATCTGAATTAAGCATAATCACATTGTCATCCGCAAAGTATAGGGCTCCGTTGTTAAACTCTCCAGCTACATCGGGCTTAGACTTTAGCGCCTCAACAGCCCTACCAAAGTCTTTATTATCTAAAAGTATTATATCGTCCGGTAAGAATCCCGCCTCCTGCGCCTGACCCAATGCTGCTTTTACCTCGTTTGGCATAGCCTCTAGCTTCTTGCTCTGGTCTATGTCCATTAGGGCCTGACTCTTCCTTGAGTTGATTTCCTGCTGGGCTAGGTTAAAGCTTCCTTTTGATCGTGCTGTCATTTCGCCTGTCAAGGGGTCTACAAGCCTCGTAGAAGCGCCTGCGCCTGATTCCCCTAGTGTTGCCCCTAATGCGCCGCCAAAAGCCGCTCCTGTGCCGAATGCCTCGCCAAGCCCCCCAGCGTCTAACCCTCTAAGGTTTGCTTCTGCTGCGTTAAGGATACCTGCTTGGGTTCCATCTACTACCGCATTGAATAATACGTCTCCCGCTTGAGTGCCTCCCAGTCTGGATGCTATACCCGCCAGCTTGCTTCCGTGTTCTTGGTGGAGGATGTCTAAAAATCTTTTCTGTCTAGTTGGATTTGCTAGTGCTGAGGCTACTGCCTGTGTCTTTACTCCCAAGTTCTTTAAGCCTCTGCCTGCTAATTCTGCGGTCTTACCGCCAACAATACCGCCTAATGCTGTGGCTGTGGCCTTTCCGCCTGTGCCTGCTACGTCTACTATTGCCGTTGTGCTTAAGGCGCTCTTCCCTCTCTGCTTGACCGCCTTGCCGAGCTTCTCCGCCCCAGAGCCTACAGTCTTCATTGTAAATCCTAGGGGTTTACCTGCTACTTTAGCCGTTCCCTTTATTACGCCTCTAGCTATAGACCGTGGAGCCTGCCCCATCTTCTGCGCAGCTATGCCTAGCTTACCCATTCTTCCTATCTGACCTATTGGGCCTGTCAGGTTTAGCGGGTCGCTTACAACCTCTGCTACCGCTAAAGCATCTTCGTCTACCGTCTTGGGGTCGATGATAATACCCTTATTGATTCTATTCTGCAGATCCTCGTTCTCAATCTTGCGTCTAAACTCTCTACGCTTTTCCTCAATGTCGGAAACAGCAAAGTCTCCTATGGCTCCAGCTAAGTTCTCTGCAGCCTTGCCGATTCCAACAACATTACGCGCCAAACCCTCAGCCCCCACCTTAACGTCCTCAATCATCATATCGAGGCGCTCCTGCGGGCTTCCGAATGCTAGGGTCTTTCCGCGTCTAACGGCATTCCTAACTAAAGACCCGGCTATACTAGACAAACCCCTACCCGCTCCAGCCACGAAATCCCCCGTTTTCTGAAGGGCAGTCTTATCTGCGTCTTGAGATAAAAACTCATTAAAACTAGGTAGGGCTGGATTATTAATCTTAGCCTCCCTCCATGCGTCTGCAAGTTCTGTGTCAAACTCGTCTGCTATGTTGTTATACTGAAGTTCTGCAAACTGATCCTCTGTAACCAAACCAAAGTCTTCCGGGTTGAAAGACTCAGGAGATGAACTAACCTCGACCAATCCCAAGGATGCGGGGTCAAAGCCTTGCTGTGCTGGTTCTATTTCAACTAGCCCTAAAGATGCTGGATCAAAGCCGTTTGCCATTACTCTGGTTTCTTAAATCTTCTACCGTCTGGAAGTTCAATTGTTGCGCCCACTGGTGCATCCTGAACAACTTGAGCAATATTCTGGAAGGTTGCTGGTATCACACCTGAACCCTGACCACCTCTTACTGCTGGCTGTTTAACTAAAGCCTTCTGGAGCGCTTTGGGTAATGGTATGCCCTGATTCTCTAGGTCTGCCGCTACGCTTTGAAGGGCTCTCTGCCTTGTGTCCCTGAAGTCGTTTAGCTGTTTAACAAAGTCATCCCTCGAAAGGTCTGGGTTAAGGGTTCCAGCCTGACTCTCCAAGAGCGCTAATTCCTGATTAGATACCTGCCCAAGCGTTGCTCCGCTTTTCTTAATATCCTTAAGGGCTGTGAACGCTGCATCTGCTTTAACACGCTTAACAAGCTGACCAATCTTACCCGCGTCTGTGAAAGTTGAGAATGGGAGGGCTCTGATAACTTCACCCCTACCGCCTGTTGCCGGGAAGAATGAACTCTGCTGATCTACCACCGCAATAATCTCGTCAACCGCGTCTGTAATATCGTCAAACTTCTGGGAGGCATCTATCGCCGCGTTAAACTTGGCCCGCTCCTCATCTATGAAAGCTTTATTATTCTTCTCGAACGCCTGAGTCTGGGCTCTAACCTCACCCTCAAGCTTTGCTAGTTTAAGCTGGGCTGATTTCTTCGCGGTTTCACCCGCCGCGGCCTCTAGGTCTGCTTTAGCCTGTGCGAGTTCTACCTGTTTGGTTGCAATGTCTAACCCCATCTTCATGCGTTCTGCCTTGGCCTTGGGGTCTGCCTGTGCCGCTCGGTTGGATTTTAGACTCTGGAATATTGTGAAGTTTGAATCCCCCCTATCCATTCCAGCCTGAACCGTAGCTTGCTCTGATTCTGATAGCCCCATAGCTGATAAGCCGTTAAGAGCGTTGCCCTGCCTAATGTTTTCAAGGTCGCTTTCAAACTGTCCAAACTCCTCAGAGAAGCTTTCAACAGTCTCCCCCGCTACTTGTGCTTGTGGCCGTCTTATGGCTGTCTGTTGCTGTGTTGCCTCAGTCCCGGCTATAGTGCCTGCTACATTGGCCTCTCTCTGGGCCTGCTCTGATCCAAACTGGTCTAACTGTTGCTGAAACTGTATGCCTGCCTTAATACCCTGCATGTCTGCTAAGGCCCCCATCTGCTGTTTCCTTTCGCCTGATGAAAATGCCTCTAATAGACCTGCCGCTTGATCGTCGGGTATAACTCCCGCCCTCTGCATGGCACCAAGCTCCTGCTCTGCGGTTTGAACCGCAAGCTCTCTCTGTTGTCTCTGCTGGCGACCCTGTTGGATAGCCTGCCCGAACTGATTAAATATGCTCTCTATAGTAGCCATGATATTTTATCTTTCTTATTAGCTGAATAAACCTTGAATCTTCTCACCAACAACATCCCCGAACGCGGGAGCCGCCAAACTTCCGAAGCCCTTAAGAAGTTTGCCTCCGATACCGCCTGTCCTCCGGCCTGCGAGCATGTTTTGGGCATCTGCCCCGGCTTGGAAGATGTCCTGTGAAAGTCCTACGCCTGCGCTTAGTGCGCCCTGACCTAAGTTCTGTCCTGCCTGCATTAACATACCCGGTGTTATACCAGCTGCGTCTCTGGGATCAAGGAATAAGCTTCCCCTATTGGCTATACCCTGCTGTCTTAGACCGCTCTCCAGTCCTAAGAAACTCTGTCCTGCCTGTAGGTTTCTAAGCCTTCTGTTCTGGTCTGCGTCAATACGTCTTACAAGCTCGTCTTCAATGGCGGCTGCGTCTCTAAAGCGCCCTCTGCTTGTGAAGGCTCCGCGTGATGCTTCTCGTAAGGCTCTTTCCTCGTCAAAGCTAATGCCCTGTCCTACGCGCCCCAGAACATCCTGCTGCATTGCCTGAAAGATAGGGCTCTCAAGCATAGCCTCCTGTTGGGCTATCCCGCTGAATAATTCAGGGTTAAACTGCATCTGCGCCTCCCTGATTCTAGGCATGGCACCTATATTAATATCTAATGCAGTATCTGCTGCGGTTCTGCCAGCCTGTCCTGCCGACTCAACCCCCTGAGTTAATAGGCGTCCCTGCGCTCTGGCTAGGTTCTCGCCTATCCCTATTCCTACGTCTGCAACCGCCCTAGGGTCGAGTGCCGCTTCCTGTACCTTCTTGCCTTTTAAAAATGACATAATATTTTTCTCCTAGTAAACCTCTGTTATAACTGAGTGGTTGAAATAAGCCGTTCCATTGTAGGCTAGATTTGACTGAACATTGTTGTCGGTTATCGTTACCGTTAGTGTGGCTGTCGCTGTGGTAGACACATCGGTTCCGTGGTTAATTGTTCCAGATGCGGTCGTGTTGGTTCCCGATGAAGATCCGTTGATCTTTACAAAGTTGAAGGTTGCAGAGCAGAAATTTTGAAATGTTGGGTTTGGGCCTCCTGAGAAATAAACCGTTCCCGATATTCTGCTTGCCGCCGCAAGCGTCTTAGATGTTGTTACATTAATAGTGCTGGACGTTCCGGATGTAGGGGCTACGTCTGTCCCTGATAACAGCTCTGAAGGAACAAAGCCCGCTGCTGACGGATCAATTTCCTCTGTCGTTCCTGCTGTGTCTACATATCTAAGGAGTGATCCCACTGTAGTAAGAACTGTATCTCTGCGCACAACCCTGTCTAACACGTCCTGATTGAGCTTTACGTAGGTCACAGCCCCGTCTGCTATCTTAGCCGCAGTAATAGAACCGTCTCCAATAATAGCGTCTGCATTAATCTGATCTAATACATCTTGTGCAAGTTTATCTGATGTTACCGCGCCGTCTGCTAATTGATTAGTGTTAATCGCTCCGTCATTAACCGTAACGCTCGGAAGTCCTAGCCTGTTAAGCTTTGAGAGGTCATTGGTTTCCCCGTTAACCTCGTCGTAGGTGTAGCCTCTTGTGGTTGTTGTTTCTCCGCTCATTATGCTCCTCCGTATGCTATGCTGTAATTAACCAGTATTTTGGCTGATCCGTCTGTGAGGGTGTCGCAGTTGCCACCTACACAGTCTATTTTGGCTAGCAGGTCGGTTGATGCGTTCTCTGTTAAATAATCCGTCCCGCTGTAGGTTCCTGCCGCTGTCGTTGTTGTAGCGGTCTGGATGCTGGAGCCGTTAATATACTCATTAGGGTTGCCGGGGGTTGTTCCAAACTTTAGGGTAACGTCTGATATTGGGCCTGCTCCATCGTCAAATCCTGTAGTAACAACAACCTTAACATTGTGAATAACCGCCCCCGCTCCTAGGCTAACAACCGTGTGGTCTGCTGAACTTGTTGCCGCTGTCGGAAAGTCCGTGTAATCAATCTGGAATGTTCGCCACCCTGAAATTGTGCCGTTTATGCCGATTTTGTTATTGCTTACCTTTAACCCCTCAAAAGTTATGCCGTCGTTTACGTCGGGGTTGATTAGGTCTGCTGTAGGTCGCAGGTTTTGAACATAGTCCGTCAAATCCGCTTGCGTAAACGGGTCTGGAATTGCTGAATCTTCTAATAATCTACTCATTATGCCTGTAGTGTTGCTGGTCGGTTATATGTAAAGCCGTTCATTTTAATACTGTGGACTTTGATTCGTCCTTGGTTTTGATCAATTCTGACAGTGGCATACTCTCCCCTAACGTTAATTGCCTTGGGGATTTCCACTCGCTGTAATTGATCTAAATTTACTCCGTTGCCCAGACCTCCGTATTGGACTGTCTCTGTTACGGTTCCAACTACACCCGTACCTGTGCCCCCATAGTCTACACTGTAGTCTTCCCTGTAGGGGTTGCCGTGGTCGTCGTTTACATTAGTCACGTCATAGGCTGGCGTGCCTGTCGTGTGGTATTTTTTGCGGTTTCTGGTTATGGGGGTAGGCTTAAGGTTGCTTACCTCATTGACGCCGTCTGTATTTATACTTATTGTATAAGACGGGTTCCACTCGCTCACATCCAGCTTAACCATACGCATTTGCTTTCGCTCCAATTCTGCCGCCCCGTATCCGCGTGTCTCTACTGACGCGCTTATATTCTTCCGCTCGTCCATGAAATCAATGATTGTCCAGTCGCTCTCCGATAAAGGGTTTGCGGTTCCGTTTGTTGGCGTGGCGTTGTTTCTATTAGCCACAAGAATATCACCACGAACAACTGCCTTAGAGTAAAACGTTCCAGCAGTTCCCACATACCAAGCGTCTCCCGCCTCTATAGTTCCGGGCGTTGGTGTGTTGTCTAGGTTGGGAAGGTTGGCTGCGGCGTCGTAGCCCCCTCTGTAGTTTTTAATCAAAGTATTAGAGAGTGGAAATCCTTTGTCTTCAAGGCCCACATACATACGGAAGATAGCCCCCGAATTAGACACATAGTAAAGATACTTCTCTGCATTCTGGAAGTTCACAAACATGCGCTCTGCGTCCAAAAAGTCTCCTGTGTGGTATCCGTGCCAGCTTTGAGTGATAAAGCTATATACAATCACAGCGTTATTCTTGGGGCTGTCGTCTAAGGCTACAGCCAGATAATAGCTATTTTCCCAAAACGCGCTTCTAAATTGGCTCTTAACATTCCAGTTGATTCTGCGGAATACAGGCTCCATAGGTGCGCTTAGGGGCTCTGCGTTGCTCTGTAGTTTGTTGTCTAGGGCTTGGCTTACACTAAAAACCCCGCGCTCAGATAGGAACCATAGGTCTCGCCCTACGTCTGTTATACAACTAGGGGATGCCAAGCCAATCTCTCCGCTTAACCTCGTTCTCGTGCCGTTTAAGTTCAGGTCGCCCTGTAGGTTTTCTAGTATATCAACGCTCTTCTCCTTAAATACAATAATAGCATTATCTCCCCACGCCTTCATGCCGACAACAGAATCAAAGCTTCCGGTGTCAATCTTGAAGCTGTTTGTAATATTAAAGTCTGTCTCTACGCCTATGTCTGAGTATAACACCTCATCCTTACCTTTTAACACCCATAGCCTATTTAGGTAGTAGATGGCTAGGGAGCTTTTAGGCATTGGCTCCACTCCAGGCTGTAGGTTTGTGCGCTGAACGGGAACAAACTTAGGCTCTGATGTTGAGAGACTGATAGAGCCGTCCCATACGAGCGGATCAAGTTCCTTTCCTCTAAACATATAAACCTTGTCAAAAGCCTGAACCATCTCAACATCGTCTGTAAGTTCCTGCGTTCTGCAGTTAGATTCATTTAATGGGTATTGTATCAATACCGCTGTCCCTGAGTCGTGTATCCTTAACGCATAACGCTTAAGGGCTAATATAAAGTAATCTTCTCCTTTGTCGGAGGTGTAGGGGATTGCGCCGTAAATCTGACCATGCCCGCAGTCCTCATCAAAGCTTGCTGGGAATGATACAGGAAAGGCTATGCCCTGCCCCTTGTGTCCGGGGGTAGCATACATCCCTTTGCGGGTTTCAATCTCTCCCCTTGTCAAATCAATGTTTATGCCTTCAGACAGTACGCCTCCCTCTAGCTGACCCGGATCTCTCCGCTCGTCAACTGCCTCAAATCGTCTGTCTCCGTCTTCTATTACTGGCATCTCAGTTAATTCTGTTTACTATGCTTTCTGCTATGTGTGATTTGAAATAAAGCATGCCAAAAACTATAACAGTCCAAGCCATTGTTACCCACGTTATTATCCTGCCGTGGTGGGCCGTTTTTTTTTCAACATCATGTAAGCGCTGGACAATGCCTTGCTGTCCCATTGCAGGGTTCCCGCATAAGGCTGTTTTTATCTCGTCTACAGTGTCCTGTAATTTCTCTAGTTTGTCGTCGCTCATTATCTGCGAATCCTTGACATTACGTTAGCACCTGCTGCGCCGAACAGGAAGCCCGTGAGCAGTCCAACGCTTGAAGGTAAATATGGAGGGATGACAAACCCTTCAGCCGTCACTGGCTTAAGTTTGCCTCCCCATTTAAAAGGGCCAAATTGTTTAATTGACGTATGCTCCATTACCGTAGTAGTCCACTCCTGCCAAGGGGCTATCAGTAAGCCGCCAAACGCTACAACTGCTATGATTATGCCTATAGTAGCCCGAAGCCAAGGGGCCGAACGTTGAGCGGCGTCATTGCTGTTCTGATTGTCTTCCTTATTCATCTGCAAGGCTATGTTCATAGTCTCCATGAACATAGCTTCATTTTGAGCCTTCATACGGATATAGGCACCCATGCCTGCCCCGACCATGCCCGTGAATGTTGGATCTTTTATAAGTTCTAGTAACATAATTAGTGCCTTAGCCCGTCGTCATATTGAAGGTTTTTCCTGCATTCAAAAATAATAATCATACTATACATAATTGTTGTTAATATAGTCATCTATGCCGTTATAAATACTATCATACCTATCCTGTGTAAGGTCTGCATCTATGGTAACTGTAAGCATTTTTTCTCTGGCAGTCATCCAATGCCCTTGAATAAGCTTTAATGAAACCAGCTCTAGCTTATCTTCAATCCTATAAACGCTGTCTATTGGCCTGCTTCCTGTTTTAAATTCCAGTGCTAAATCCGCCATGTAATCTTCATAAAAAGAATTACCATCAATCCTATAATCCTGATACTCTGTTTTGACCTTTTCCTTGTTCAATACATCTTGATCCGTCAATGATGCATATTCATTTTTTATTTCAGAAATAGACTCGGCGGTTTGCTCAGATTCAAAATAAACCTTAAGACTACTGCCTACCGTAAAACCTTTATTCAGGGGGTGGGCTTCGTTAAGCCAATCGCTAAAGTATTTACTGTCAGCATTTTCATTCTTGGGCGTTTCTACTACAAACATTCCATAACCTCCCGACATCTCTTAGATTGATTGCTAAACTCTACGCAGGCAGACGGCCTATTTTCATAAATCCCACAAAGCCTAGATGTTCTGTCTAAAAATGCACAATAACCATCCTCATCCTTATCTAACGTGGCATAAGAATCTTTGCAAAGATCGTCTATTAAACCTTTTTTGTTTTCGTAGTAAGGGTTTTCTTTTAAAAAATCATTTACCCTTACACTTATCCTATCACCATAACCCAGCACATGCAAAGAATCAGATTCCTCCTTGGTTATGTCTACTTGTAGTTTACAGCAGTTCGACTTGCACTTAAGGCATATGTTTTCTTCTAATTCCATGTTGCAATAAATATTTCGGCTTCAGTCCACGTCGTTGAATCGCCTAATGTTGATAAAAATAGATGAACCTTGTCGCCTGCGTTTAAATTAACCTTTCCCCATAATCCTTGTATGCCGTTTGCCCTGTTCTTTTTGGCCTGTTGAGCCTGAGCCCACGGCTGACCTCCAACAACAGCACCGCTACCCGTATCAATGCCATACGCTAATTCTATGGCACCATTATCTCTGTTTAGGTCTGTTCCGATGTTTAATTTTCCGTGAATCAAATACTCTCCCGTCCTAGCAACATCTATTTCTAGCGTCCCTGAAGATGGAACACACTCTAAGGGTGAACCATAGGCCGCGTTCACAGTGCCGCCAACTGTATTTACAGCAACTTGACTGTAATACTTGTCTGCGTCTACTGCAACCGTTGCCTTATTACTGCCTTCATCTGTTACGCTTAGGTTTGATCCTTCAAAATTTAATGTGCTATTAACCGTGCCTATTGTTGAATCATTTTCTTGAACAATTATATTGGCCCCTGCGCCCGTATCTCCTTTATCGCCTTTAAATGCTTTTAATTGGATGGCTGAAAAACTAGACTCATCACCTTTAAATGTTCCTGTAATTGTGGTTGTAGCCTGTGACTCAACCTGAGTCTGAATTTCCACATAATCACCTGAGTTTAATTTGACGGGCGGTGGGTTGACTGAGCATGTCCAAAAGTCAGAAGCATTGCCGCTGTTTCTAATATAAGAAGAACCGTAGGGCTGAGACTGTAGAACACCATTAATCAATATTCTTGAAACTGCTTGCAGTCTTTGCGCTGAAGACTCTAGCCGAATATTAGCCGCGATTTGATACGTTCCGTCATCTACAATATTTATCCTGCTATTATTTACGGTATTACTGTGCGTAAATGCGCTATCCTTTTCCCGTTCAACATCCCATGCTAACACTTGCGGGGTTGATTGGTTTATTGTGGTTGTTGTATCTGTTGACGTTAGGCTAATTATAGGCAGCGGAGACTCTGTTCCCGAACTAGCTGGAACCCAGTTGGAGCCGTCCCACTCAAGAACCTCACCAACGCTTGGTGGGCTTGTCGATGTGTCTACATCGCTGTGAGTGTCTATGCTTCCATCTGCGCTTACCTTAGCTGTATTGGCGGTTACAGAGGCATTATTGCTTACCTCAGTGTCAAAATCGGATATGGTAGAGGCTGTCTGAGTTCCCGTGTGATTGGCCCTGTCTAGCGGGTTGGTGGACAACGCTCCATTAGGTATTCCTGTAAAGTTTGCCCCGTCGAATGTTGGAGAGCTTCCAGATGTTACATCCTGATCAATAAAGGTGTGGTCTGATCCGTCAGATGTGCGGTGTGTAGTATTGGCGGCAACATCCGTATTATTACTTACTTCCGTGTCAAAGTCCGTGACCTGAGAAGCCGTTATTGTTAAATTAGATTCATCAACATCTATATCAATTTCGCTGTTGCCTGCATCATCCGTAACAGTAATTTTGTTGCTGCCCGCATTGATCCCTTTAAACTCTAGGTTTACCCCTGTCTTCTGTTTAAAGACTCCGACTCCTCCTGCATTAACATTAGAAGCTGTATTAACCTCACCGCCGCCAGTGGCGTTAAGGGTAGTGCCAGACATGGCTAGGTTTGACCCTAGCGTGATCTCTTCGTAGTTTCCGTCTCCAGAGTCACCCCTACCAAGAAGCTTAGAAGCCTCAACATCCTTTAGCGCCTGAATGTTCGTCAGGTCTGTAGACGTAATATCCGCAGCAGGAGATGCGAGAAAAACCGGATCGGTTTCTCCTCCTACTATATCAATAGAGTTGTCTACGCGTTCCAGTGACATATTAGACGTTGTAACCTACGCCCGCACCGTATTGTACGGCTGCCTTAACGATAGACTGCACCTTGTTTTCGTGTGTGTCCGCTGAGTCCAGAATGGACTTCAGCTCGTCCTGATGGTTAAAGAGGCACTTCTGAAGAGGCACACGGGCATTAGCTAGGCGAGCCTGAACCAGATAGTTGTCGTCTGCGTCCCTCTCGGTTATGAGAAAGCGAACATCAACCGCTGGCTGATTTGATACGACTTCCTTAGCTACAAGCTCAATGTCTTGGTTTGAATCGAATGTTACTCTTATATTTGACATGATGATTTTATATTAAACTGCGTTTGCGTTGATCTCGTAAGTAGTCGTCCCGATGACCACTGTTAGGGTTGTGTCGTTTGTTACAGCACCGCCTCCTGCTGTAGCTGTAACAATAGGAATATCACCGCTTCCGTCCGACCAAGATTGACTCCTTCCTGTAGTCATGGAGTCTGCGTCGATATTGCAAGATGGGCCGCTCGCTGCGTCCATTCTCAGCTTTACCCCATCTTCGAGCCATAGGTTCGTTTTATTGAACGTGCCGACCTTATCAGTAGTGCCGTCGTCTATGTAGAAATCTATAAAGTTTGAAGACGCTCCGTAGTCTATACCTGTATTAGAGCCGTGAGATATATACTGCCTAAACTTTAAGTATCTGGAAGTTGTGTCTGCTGTAAGGATGTTTCCGCTTTCCTCCAGCCAAGAGTTTACAAGCTCTCCTGTTGTAGACCCTTGAACGACATGGTTGCCAGCCGTAGGTGTCTCAGTGTCTTGGAACACCATGATCTCGCCGCTTACATTGGGATGCCTCTGTGTCTTGGAGGTAGAGGCTACTAAAGACGTGTCTAGTGTCAGGTCTATGCCTCCGCCCGTATCGACAATAATATCATTACCGCTCTGACTGAGTATCGAATCTTCCAAGCCGGATCCTGCGGCATTATATTTTACAATATAATCACCCGTTCCCGCGTTTCCTGAACCTATGCCGTCAGCAGATCCCCCACTGTTTGGTATTAGGTTTGTTAAACTATTGCTGTTAGACATCTTACTACGCCTTCATTGGTTGCATTAGCAAGACTCCATCGGAGGCTCCAGTACGAGACCAGTTTGATGTCGCAAGCGTTGCCACCTGCCAAGTAGAGGAAAACTTATTGTCTACCTGAAACGCTGTTCCCGACGCGTTTGTGCCGTCCAGCGTGAACTGACCCCCTGTGCTTCCTTGATACTGGATCGCATAGAACTTAATAGAGTCTCCTTTTTCAAGATTAACACTGGAATCAATGTTCTTGTTTGTGCCGTCTATGGCGAGTGTTACCATTGGGCCTGCTGGGTACAGACTGCTTGCCTCGTTTTTAATTAGTGTTGCCATTTCTTATTCTCCTATAGGGTTCTTAAAGTGTAATTTGATGTGATGTTCTGGTGGCTCCATGTCTTGTAAGCCTCGTCTTCTAAAGATTCTAATGCCCGCTTCTCGTTGTATGAGGCTAGACCTACGCTTGATTGCGTATCGCCTAGGGCTGTTCCGCCTCCACCCGCTCCAAGCCAATCTGCCAAAGCTCCACGCTTCACCATCTCTGCTAATACGTACGGGAAGTTAAATTTTTGGAAGAGTGATGGGTTGTCCCGTGGGTTCTGTCCTGCTGTGGTAGCCGTTACAACCTGATAAGCTTCACCCTGTAACGGGGTTGTGCTTCCTTGGTAGTAAATCCATTCACCTGCAGCATAAGTGTCGTCTTCGTCCCATTCAACCATCCCAGACAGGTCGGGAAGTCTTTCCCTGAACTCAACGTATATAACGTCTGGAGTGTCGCTTATAGGGCCTACGCCGTTGTAGGTGATCCTTTTGTGGATTGGGCCTACTAGCTGGTTGGTTCGTGGGTCTTGGTCGTAAATCTCTTTAACAGCATCAATCTCTGTGCTTGCTGTTGTGTTGCTTCCGCCTGTCTGCGCATACGGCACATAGCGGTCAAAGTCTCCCGGTTCACTCCAGTCTGTTGCTGTGCTAGATGGGGTTTCTGTTGTGGGGCCTCCAGAGTCGTTGATGTAGTATTGCTCGTCTGGTTCGTAATAAACAATATCACCGTCTTGGTAGGTTCCTGCCTCCCATAGCCCCTCTCTGAAGTAGCGGGTTTCTACGATTGTCCACTCAGGCCAAAACGCATACTCCCATCCCTTGCGGAGTCTCTGGTATATAAACTCAAATAACAGAGAACTCGTCTCTGTCAAAAGCTGGTCACGTTTAACGCCTCCTAGGTTAGCTATGCCCCTTAATACGCTTTCGTATGTCGATGTTCTTGCTACTGGCATTAGTTGATTGCGTATTTATCTTGTGGCTTAAAACCGCTTACAGGAACGTGAAGGCCTCTGCTCTCGTTCTTTACTCGGTGCTCTGGGTAGTTCTTCCATACCCAATCTTGAAATTCTACGTCCTCCCAGATTTGGTCTCCAAATACTAGGCGGGCTGAGTGATATAACTCTTGGCTTACGCTTAAATAGATTTCACCGAATCCATCCATGAATTTCGGTCTATTGTTTTCGTAGTGGTTAGCTATGTCTTTCTGTGCGTCTGCTCCAAATGCGGATTTCTCCTTCATTTCGTCGGCAAAGAGTTTATCCAACTCTGGCTTTATATTTACTCCATCTACTACGAAATCACCCATATATTTGTTTTGGTTAGAAATTGGGGGTAGCGGGGGAGGTAAAGGAAGTGGCTGAACGAGCCGAAACCCTCCCCCGCGTTATCCCAAATAATTTACTTAAGGCTGCGGAACCATGCCTTAACAATCAACTTACCCTGGGTAAGCTCATTGAGGCTGTAGTCCGTTCCCGTTGAAGCGTTTGGCGTAATAAGGATGTCAATAGTGTCGTCGGAGGTATAAACCTTTCCGCGAGCGCCAGAGCCACCTACTACAAATGCACCAGTATTAGCTACCGATGTAATTGGTGTGTCGTCAGTGTGAAGCTGAGCAGAGGTAAGGTAGCCGTCTGGGTCTGCTCCGTCACCAACAGTAACGTTAAGCTCGTCGCCTGCACCGCTGTCGTCGAATGCCTGTTCGAGGTATGCGCTTACGCGCTCAACCTCAGTGTTGGCATCAACAGCAATCTTGAAGGTTGCTGTGTCGTTATCAGCGAATGTGCCTGCGTTGCGAATGTCCTTAGCAGTAATAGTCATGCTTGCGCCTTGTGAAGCGCCTTCATTGATTGACTGTAATACCGCTGCTTTTGTGCTGTCTATGTTAGCCATCTGATTATGTCTCCTGTGTTAAGGGTTATGCAGCAGTTGGCTTGAATGCACCGTGCTTAAGTGGGTTGCCGACCATCTGACCCATGTAAGACTGAACGTAACCTCGGGGGCCGCCGCCTAGATCTGGAAGAGGGTGGAACTTTGGCATAATACCGAAGTTGAGGTTAATGTCCTTCATGTCTACAATATACATACGGCCATCACCAACGGCGTCATCACGGCCTGTGCTTGAGTATCCAGCATACTTAACTGTGTGAAGCTGTAGTGTGCCGAAATCACCGCGTACGATGTCAATCTTCTTGTGGATGGTGTTATTAACCTGATCCTTATTAACTGTGCGGGCTGCGATCTGGGCAGTACCTGCTGCTGTGTTTGGATCATAGAGCTGTAGGTCGCTGATGCGCTGACGCATAGCTGGGCCTACGAAACACTGGAACACCTTGTCCACGCCAGTTTCATCATAGATGCTTTTAAGAACGCTGTTAATAGCGGCTTCAGTAGCAGCTGCAGTTGATACTGTGCTGTCAATAGATGTTGTAGGTGTGCGGAAGTTAGAGTCTACCGGAAGAACACCTTGAGCGGCGTTATTGATCCAAGATCCAAGACCGCGGGTTTCGTATGCGCCTGAAACGCCTTCTGCCTGTGTGTCTTCGTCTGAGAGACAACGAGCCTCCATAGAACGCTTAACTTTAGTAAGAAGCTTTTTAACTGTGCGGGCCATTTCCGAAGGAATAGCTGCTACATTAGAAATGTCTTCTGCGAGTACACCAACACCGCCGTCTGCACGGAAAAGCTGTCCGTAGACAGATACCGTTGCACGGTTTGGTGATGCGTTTCCAACTGAGGTAACGTCTGTGAAGTCGCGGACACCTTCGATGTCTACGTCCAACTCATCGTCAACCTGCCATGTCATAATGGTGTTTTGAGGCTTTGCGCCTTTGGGGGCCATAGAAGTATAAGGAAGCTGGTCTTGGTCTGCTACTGAAAGCAAATCAAGAAGGTGTTCTCTTTTACCTACCTGTCCCGGTTCTGTTAATGCTGCCATTTTTAATTCTTTCTAGTGTTAATTAAGTTATATTAAGTGAACATTTTTAGTAGTTCGCTGTGCAGCGCGTCATCATCTCCATTAACTATTTTTTCAAGCGTTTCCTTGGATGCTCCCTCTGAGGGTTTAGGCTTGGATAGTCCTGCCTTTTCCTCTGGGTTCCCTAGGTTGGGTGCCTTCTCAATAGGTTGTTTAGTCCTTCCAAGCTTGGCTTTCTTCGCTTTCGGCTTAGACATATTAGCAAGCTGAACTTCTCCCAGATAGAGGGCTATTGCCGCTCGCTTGCGGTCTGCTCTCCCTTTGATCTCTGGATAAAGCCCAAATACCTGATCTAGTGCCGCGCTCTCGTCGCTGTCCTTATCCGCTAGGGATGGGAATGCTTTGAGTATTTCTGCGTCTGCTGCTTCTGCTTGGTCGATTACTTTCCGTCTTGAGCGTATTTCTTTGAGTGTGGCTCTGGCTGTGTCTCTTCGGGTGCGTAGCTCTGCCCCTGAATACTCAACCTCTTTGCCGTCAACCTCCAGAACTACCCCGTTTGGATCGTAATTGTCTGTAATATAGTCAATTACTCCCTGTGCATTTGTTTCTAGTTCGTCGAGTTCATCATGGTCTAATGATGACTTGACGCGGTCTAGTGCTGGGATAGGTGCTTCTTTTTCGCCTTTTTCGAGTCGTTTAATGCGGGCTTCAAGCTCGTCGGCTCTTTCCTCCGCTTCTTTCTTCTGTCTAATGGCTTTATTGATGCGCTTCTGAACGCCTTTAGAGTCGTCTGAGTGAACTAATTCTTCGTCCTCGTCTTGTACCTCGGCCTCTTCTGATTCTTGGGTTTCCTCCGTGGTCTGAACTTCTTCCTCAGTCTCTTCTGTCTCGGTTTCCACGCTTTCTGGCTCCCCCTCTTCGGGAGTTAGCAAGCTGGTTAGCTCGTTTTCGATGAAGTCGTCGCTGTCAATGAACGGGTTTTCTTTCTCTACTGTTTCCGTTGTAGGCTCGGTTTCTGTTGCCATAGTATAATTTAATTAGCCCCTAAGTAGCTGTTAGTGTTATGTCCTACGTGAAAAGCCACGCATAGCTTAAGTGCTTAAATACTGAACATAGGTTCACTTGCAAGGGGTTTATAGGGGGATTACCCTCTCAAACCCTGATACACCCTGACAAACTAAGCTTGCTAGTAACTACCGCCCGACATTGGGCCTTGCTGACGGTCTAGGAGCACTTCATGGGCTTTTTCTATCTTTTCCTCAATCTCACCCTTAATATAGTCTGCCTGTCCGTAGTTGCCTGCGATGTGGGCTAGGATGCCGTGGTCTCTGGAGTTGGCTGGTTGGGCTAGCTGTGAAAGAGATGCTTTTTCTGCGTCTTCTATAATTTGGAGGATTGCCCTTATCTGTGGGTTGTCCTTGCCTACTGAGAGGGCCAAGGCTATCTCTTTGTCCGAAAGCCTAACCGTGGTAGGGATTTGAGGCTGTGGGGCTTCCTGTGGCTTCTCAGGGGCCTTCTTAGCCTTTTTAGCTGTCTTCTTCTTTGTGGCTTTCTTACTGGGCATTGTTCATTCCTTGGGCTTGAAGCTGTTGGGCCTTATCTGATCCTAGGAATGGTTCTGTGCCTGTTCGTCCAATTTGTGCGTTCTGCTGTTGGGCGAGTGTCTGTTCGTAGCCTGCTATGCGGGCATCTATCATTCCTTTATAAATTTCGTCCTCCCGATAACGCTGCGTAAGCTGTGGGTTTTTCGTAATGCTTTCCTGTATAACCTGCAGTCTTGCTTGTGCGTTTTTGTCAGTGGGGTCGAACTTTGGTTCAATACCGCCGAAAATCTTTGTGAGAGCATCCTGCTCGTCTGTGACATCTTCCATCTGAACCTGCTGAACAGGCTTAAGGGTTTCCAGAGAGCCTACGGGGTCAATCCACTCAACGAAGCGTTTAACTACCGCTGCTGTGTCGATGGTTCCCTGTGTGTCCATGCTCATAGCCTCTTTGTAGCCGTTAATCTTTTCCCTTACCTGCTCTGCGTCAAAGTCTCTAGCGTCGAACTGAACGTTCATGTCGAACCTGCCTTGGATCTGCTGACGGCTCATGCGGAGAGGAGGCTGGTTAGTGTTCAGCACGATAGAGGTGGTTTGCTCGTCCATGAACTGCTGCATGAGGGCTAGCGTCATAGCTAGGACGTTCTTTACTTCGTGGAGGTAGCCGTCTACTAGGGCTTGATTGTAAATTTGGGTCTTGGCGGGGTTGTTTGGATCTCTACCGAAATAGTCATTTACCCGCTCCATGATGTGCTGCATGGTCAGTTCCGCATTACCCATAGCATTAGGTAAAACGATTGGCTCCTCTATGCCGTTGCGCTTACGGGGAACCTGCTTGCCGGGGCCTAACTCCATTGGGACGCCTCCCCGGTCTGGGCCTACCCAGAACATTGGGAGAATGTCTATGCTCGTTCTGTCGCTGTTGTAGTCTGTCTGGACTTTCATTGCGCTCTGGTCGGTCTGGAGGATTTCACCTATACCACGGCTTTGTATCATGCCCCGTGTGGTGTTTTCTCTCTGCATCTTGACGAAGGGGTACATACCGTGCTTATAGTTAAGAAGTTCTGCTTCTTTGGCTCCCTCGTCATTGACGAACATACTTATAGGCTGAACGTAAATGGCGGGAACTCCCTTCTTGTTGGTGCTTTTGCTGTAGACATAGAAGATTTCTATTAATTCTTCATTGTCTTCCAGAGCCAGCTCAAAAGATGATTCAGCGCCGAATTTACCTTGATTCAGGCGCTCATACCATGAATCCAAGTGGGTTTTCCCCTTATGCTCAAGCACCTTATCAATAAAGGATTTGCTCCAACCCTCGCTTACTTCTTTCTCACGGACTTGATTTTCTGTGAGATAGTATTTATCTGCTATCCAGCGGGCAGAGTCTATGCTTTCAGTTTCATTGGGGAAAAATACATCTCTGTAGATACGGCGGGCACTCCAGCGGGGTCTGTTGACTTTCAGGTATGATACGGGGTACTCTGCTACTCCTGTCTCTCTGAGGTCTTTTACGGCCTTCTTAGCGTCCTTCTTCTCTATGTCTGGGGCCATTGACATCAGCATCTCTGTTGCTTCGTCGTCTAAGCCTCCATCCATTATAAGGGCAATAAATTCTTCTAGCTGTGGGATTTCTGTGGCTAGGGTCTGGATTTCTTCTAAAGTTATTTCTTTTTGCTCGGTGTCGGTCTCCTGATTCCACCATACACGCATTAGGCAGGCTCCTGCCCCTTGTCGGTGCTCTGTAGCCAACTGCATCTCGTCGCGACTCGCGTGCATCTGGTTCTTTACCATCCAGTCTAGGAGTAGCCCTACCTGTCCTGCCGACTGCCAGTCGCTCTGCTCTGTGCCTGCTACACGCTTCTTAGAGCGGTCGAAGGCTATCATGAGTTTAGAAACTTCTTCGTTGATAATGGTTTCTGCGAGTCTTACGCGGGCGTCTGATGCTCCCTCCCAAGGGAATGGCTTGTTGTTGCTTATAGATCCTTCAACACTTATCCCGTTGAGGCTCAAGCCTGTACGTCTATTTGACCATTTCCTGCCGTCTGTGGTTTGGCCTGCCCATCGTGCATAACGCACATTATCATTGATGATTTGACGGTCTAGGAAGAACGTACTGTCGTGTACGCTCTCTTCTAATTCATTGATTAGGTCTTTTATTTCTATGCCCTTAGCCATTTAGGAGGCATAAAAGTGAACATCTGCTCACTAGTCAAGATATTTTTACTATGCGGGGATCTGCTTCATTTATGTCTCATAATCTCCTATTATCACTTGGATTTCATTGATCAGCTTTTCGTATTCTGTGTTGTATCCGTTGCCGTATTCATCCCACAACAGATCCAGCAAGCTCTGTAGTTTGGTTAGTATCTGCTCATTCATTGTCCAGTCCTTTCTTTCGGTTTTGGGGTGGCTAAAATCCTATCCTTTGCGGCTTGGAAGT